AAAGACAATATCAGCACAAGATTTATTTTCTGATTTATTAAAAGAAAGAGCAGAAACAGGACGTATCTACATAATGAATTTGGATCATTGCAATACGCACAGTTCATTCAAAGACAAAGTATCAATGAGTAATCTATGCCAAGAGATCACATTGCCTACAACACCAATTAGTTCAATAGATGATTCGCAAGGAGAAATAGCATTGTGTATTTTAAGTGCTATCAATGTTGGTCAACTAAACAATCTTGAAGATTTAGAAAACTTATGTGACTTGGCTGTGAGAGCATTGGAAGAAATTATAGAATATCAAGATTACCCAGTGAAAGCGGCAGAGATATCTACAAAATCAAGAAGAAGTTTGGGAATAGGATATATTGGATTGGCACATTACCTAGCAAAACAAGGATTTAAGTATTCAGACAAAGGTGCTTGGGATTCAGTTGATAGATTGTCTGAAGCATTTCAATATTATCTATTAAGAGCAAGTAATAACATTGCTCAAGAAAAAGGCAAGTGTGACGGATTTGACGGTACAAAATACGCAGACGGTTTGTTGCCAATTGACCACTACAAAAAAGATGTAGATAAGATCGTTCCACACAAACAGAGAATGGCTTGGGAAAGTTTAAGAAAAGACATTGCCAAGTATGGCTTAAGACACAGCACATTGTCAGCACAGATGCCTTCAGAAAGTTCTTCCGTTGTTAGTAACGAAACAAACGGCATTGAACCACCAAGAGCATTGCTTTCAATTAAGAAAAGTAAAAAAGGTCCACTAAAACAGATAGCACCAGGCTACCCTAAACTAAAGAATGCTTACACATTGCTTTGGGACATGCCAAACAACACAGGATATATTAATGTTGTGGCTATGATGCAGAAATATTTTGATCAAGCAATATCAGGTAACTGGAGTTACAATCCTACACATTTTGATAACAACGAAGTTCCAATTTCAGTGATGGCTCAAGATATGTTATCAGCATACAAATATGGTTGGAAGACATCATACTATCAAAACACATATGACTTTAAAGGCGAAGAAGAAGATGTACAACCAGCAGGAATTGATGTAGAACTAGTACCTGAAAAGTTAAATGGTGCTCATCTAAATGGTGTGAACGGTGATGCCACAGTAGAAGAACAACTAGCAGACTTAGAAGATGGTGAGTGTGATGCTTGTACAATATAAGCACATAAAATTTTTAAACAAAATGGATAATTAAATTAGATGACAAAAACAGTGTTCAATAAACAAAAAATAGATTATATGAAACAGCCTATGTTCTTTGGAGAAGATGGTGGTATTCAGAGATATGACGACTTCAAATATCCACAGTTTGATAAACTGAATCAAACTATGATTGGATACTTTTGGAGACCAGAAGAAGTAAGTTTACAGAAAGATAGAGCAGACTATCAGTCATTTAGACCTGAACAGAAACACATATTCACATCAAACTTAAAATATCAAACACTGCTAGATAGTGTTCAAGGTAGAGGACCAAGTCTTATGTTCTTGCCTTATGTTTCTAATCCAGAACTAGAAGGGTGTATTGTTACTTGGGATTTCTTTGAAACTATTCACTCACGTTCATACACACACATAATGAAAAACGTTTATAGTGATCCTGCAGAAGTTTTTGATACTATTTTAGATGACAAAGAAATTTTGAAAAGAGCAAAATCAGTTACAGGTGAGTATGATAAATTTGGAGCCATGGCACTAGATTATGCTGTTGGTAAAAAAGTAGATATGATTGATCTTAAAAAACAATTATATCTAGCAATGAACACTGTGAACTTGTTAGAAGGTTTAAGATTTTATATTTCATTTGCTTGTACATTTGCGTTTGGTGAACTAAAACTTATGGAAGGTTCAGCAAAAATACTTTCATTGATTGCTAGAGATGAAGCAACACATTTGAATCTATCCACACACATTATCAAAGCATGGCAAAAAGGAGACGATCCTGAAATGACTAAAGCAATGAAAGGCACAGAAAAAACTGTGATTCAAATGTTTAAAGATTGTGTTGAAGAAGAAAAAGCATGGGCAAAACATTTGTTCAAAGATGGTTCTTTAATTGGATTAAATGAAAAACTATTAGGACAATATGTGGAATGGATTGCTAACAAAAGATTAAGAGCACTAGGCTATGATCCAATATATGATGTGTCAGCATCACAAAATCCTTTACCTTGGACACAGCATTGGTTGTCATCAAAAGGTATGCAGGTAGCACCACAAGAAACAGAAGTAGAATCTTACATTGTTGGTGGTATCAAACAAGACGTACAAAAAGGTCAATTTAAAAAATTCTCATTATAATGACAGATTTCAATACAATGAATGGAGTAGAAGTTTTAATCCATTTATTGACACATCCAGAAGACGGAATGTTCCTTTGGATCTTAATAATTTTTGGTTTGGTAATGATTGTAATCAGTTTGTATCTTGACAAAGATGATCGTGCAATCGATTGTAAACCTCAATCACCAGAACATCACCTATAATATTGACTTTTAATACTAAAGAAGTTATAATAAGTTATGCCCAAATATAATTTACTATGTACTAGAGATCATAAATTCGAAGGATGGTTTGCATCAGAGAAATCATATTTGGATCAAAAAACTAAAAAACTGATTGCTTGTCCAATATGCGATAGTACAGGTGTACGAAGAGCAGTAATGGCTCCAAACGTTAATCTTAAATCCAAAAAGGTACAAAGTAAAAAAAGTAACACAGCATTTTATAACAGCAGATCGACACTACAACATCTTAAGACATGGGTAGAAAAGAATTGTGAAAATGTGGGTGACAACTTTGCCAAGGAGGCTCGGAAAGCGTCTTTGGGAGAACGTGATGACCATATATACGGTACAGCATCAGACAAAGAAATAAAAGACCTTCATGAAGAAGGTGTAGGAGCAATAAGGATACCAAATGTCAAAGATAACTAAAGCGATTGTATGGAGCAATGTAGGTTGTTCATACTGTGAACAAGCCAAAAACTTGTTAAAATCAAAAAACATAGAGTACGAAGAAAGAAACATAGCACACGGCACTTGGACTGTTCAGCAGTTACAAGAAGCGGTGCCAGGAGCAAGAACTGTTCCGCAAATATTTGCTGACGATAAACACGTAGGCGGATTTGCTGAACTAAAGGCTTTATTAGACCAACAAGGAGAACAGGATGCCTAGTTTACAACAAGGTGATATTATCACTATCAAACTGATGAGTGGCGAAGAAGTTCTAGCAAGGTTAGTTGAAATCACAGACACCTCGATTAAAATTTCTAAACCCAGAGCAGTTGTTAACATACCTAACAAAGGAATAGGACTGGGTCCGTTTGTATTCACCATACCACAAAATTCTGATATTGAAATTTTCAAAAGCAACGTGGTATGTTTTGCAGAAACAGAAGGTGGAATGGCACGACAATACCAAGAAGGTACATCGGGACTTACATTACCTAAATAATGCATAAAACAATAGCAACAGATTGCGACGGAGTATTACTCAATTGGGAACAGTCCTTTGATGAATGGATGGAGTTTCAAGGGTTTACCAAACACGCCAGTGATCATTATGATGTCAGTATGAACTATCATATGAATAAAGGTGAAATGGAAGTGCTGATCAAGATATTCAATGAAAGTGCTTGGATGAGGTTTTTAAAACCCATCAAAGGAGCAGTTGAAAATGTCAAGAAAATAGCGGATTTAGGCTACAGATTTCATGTAATTACTAGTCAGACATTGGATAAAAAAGCAAATCAATTGCGAGAAGAAAATCTTAAGGAAGTGTTCGGAGATGTGTTTGAACAGATTGAATGTTTAGATACAGGTGCGGACAAAGATGAAACACTAGCCAAAATACCAGAAGGTACCATTTGGATAGAAGATAAACCTACCAACGCAGAGTTAGGTAGTAGACTGGGTTTGGTAGCATTGCTACTTGACCTTCCTCACAATGAAGTGTATAATGAGGATAACAGTTCAGTTCAAAGAGTAAAAGATTGGACTGAAATTTATAACGTTATAAAGGAGAAAAATCATGGCAACACATGAAGAAATAAAACAAGCCTACGAAAGTTATGTCGCAGAGTCTGAAGCATTCGAGACTAAAGGTGTAAAAGCGGCGGCGGCGAGAGCCAGAAAAGCATTAGGCTTATTAGGTAAGGCTACAAAAACAAGAAGAAAAGAAATACAAGAGAAAAAAAACTCAATGTAATTCATTAGAGTTGCGGGTGTAAAAATCCGCAACTCAACACACAATTTTCCATAAAAATAATAAATACAACATATAAAAAACAAGAGACAAATAAATGGCAACAGGTAAAATTAAATGGTTCAATTCAGCAAAAGGATTTGGATTCATTACACCAGACGAAGAAGGTAAAGACGTCTTCTTACATATCTCTGCTCTTAAAGCCGCTAACCTTAAAGAAGTTATGGACGGTGATGTTGTTGAATACCAATTACAAGAATTCAGAGATAGACAAGTCGCTACAGATATCAAAATCATTAAACAATAATCTATAATCTATACTTGACATTTTAATGTGTGTATGCTACATTAAGCATATGACAGTTAAAATACAAAAGAATAAGATTGTGATCAATGACTTCCAGCACTATTGGCAGTCTGCAACTGAACACGGACATGAGTTCACTTTCGCATATGGCAAGGAATTCAAAAACTCTAAAAAATTCACCATAGAAGTAAAGCATTCTGACAAGTTAAGAAGCAAAGATGGTAGATGGTCTCCAGTTAAAATTAAGTCTTGACATTTACCCAATAATCTGTTTAAATACACTGTAGACGTTGAAGTGTGTGTAATACACTTTTGGGACGAGGGTTCGACTCCCTCCACCTCCACCAACACTCATTTATAATAATCTGGTTTATTATGAGGGGGTGTACTTGGTTTCGACCGGAGCATAAAAGCACATGGAGTTTATCAGTCTGATCTCTGTAAAGGATCGTTTACAAATGCAAACGCATTTAAACCAGAAGTGACAGTTCCGATGAGCGTATTCGCTGATCAGGAATTGGTTGCCGCTTAATATCGGCCACTTGGCGGAGAAGGCTAGCCGGGCAACAGAAGTAGTCAGGTGTAGGGGTTTCGGCCCCTACACTCTAATCGTTTAATAATCTTATTACTGCAATGTATTGTTTTATTTCTTAATCATTATAATTTAAATACATTGTAGGAGATTTAATTATGCGAACAGTAAAACAAAAAAAGTCTTACTGGGCCAGGCTCAAAAAGAAGGCACCGAAAGTTCCAGATTACACTTGTCCTACTATAGACGATGTGCTGGTTAGAATAGAAAAGTTTCAGACAAAGAATACTGTCATAACGGAATACCAGTGGAAACTGATTAAGAAGAGATTAGAAAAATTAAGGTCAGACAATGATACTCTACGTGAAAGTGGCATTTATTGGTATGACGTGGCAAAAAGGAATTGAAGTAAATGTGGAAAGTTGTTGTAATAGTTTGTGTCTTAGG